TAATGATCATCATAGGACCTCACCTGAAAACTGGAATTGGACAACACGCAAAAAAATACACACAACTTTTTGGTAACACTGCTGTATACTATGTCATCGGTAAAGAACTTCCTCAATGTGAAAATGGTCTCATCTTCATGCTCCCAATTCCCGAACATTTAAGGTATCTCGAACATGCCAAGAGGCGTATAAAAAACCTTGCCTGTATGACGGTGTGTGAAACAGAAACTGTCCACGAGGACTATGGTCTTATCATGAAGGAATTCAAGCGAGTTGCCGTACCGAGCGAATTCTGCAAGAGAGTTTTCTCCCGACAGTTTCCCGAAAATGAATTTTATGTGATACACGCCCATATTCCTAAACCATTAGAAAGGCCATATACGTTCTACCATATCGGAAATATCATGGACCCCCGTAAAAAATTTAGAGATGTAATCCAGGCTTTTATACGCCTGAATGAACCAAACACTCGTCTGGTGATCAAAGCAACTTGTAATACCGATGTACAAATTCAACTTCCACGAATTGAAGTTATCAACAAAATGCTTGATGATGATGAGATGAATGAACTACACGCACGTTGTGATTGCTATGTAAATTTTTCACATTCAGAAGGTGTAGGTATGGGTGCTGTAGAAGCTGCACTGAGAGATAAACCTGTCATCATCACAGACTATGGTGGTGCGCCTGAATATATCAAAACACCTTATACGATCGAGTGTGGACTTGAAAAGTTGGAACAAGATGATTTCTTGTTTAAAAAAGGGATGGTTTGGGGTAAACCAGACTTTGACCAACTTTTGGAGTTCATGCGTCACGCGTTCGATAACAGGGTTCGTAAGATGGATCATACGCATACGAAAAATCTTACGGGTAAAAATAACGTTTTAGAAGAATTTATCTTGAATGTAATTGGTGGCGAAAACAATAAGACCGACAATGATAGTACCACTCATCATTGAATCCTTCTGTGCGATGAGAGTCATCACGATGTCGTCGATAAATTCGATACCACTAGGTGTAGTGACGAAACGGGGAACGAGTGTAGCGATGATGATGTAGAGAGACATAGCGATGATCACGGGTCTAAGAGTATCTTGATCCAACATGATGCTTATATTACATACCGATTTTAATTTTACTACCTAGAGTTCCCTTATCAATTCTATGTTTTTTGCAGAAATCTCCACACACAGCCTTAAATGAACACTGTTTACCCGCCATCGTCGTCGCTTGACATGTTGTGACACGTGCCCGAGACTCTCTCACCTCTGTGGGCATTTTGTCGAGAACAATAATCTTTCGGTCTTGTTTTTTCTGGTCATACTTTTTGTAGGACATTTTCATTTTCCACGTCGCATCCGCCAAATTGCGACAGTTATCGTTTGCCTCATCGACACGGTGCATCTTCATTGCGTCCATGAGACATTTGTTCCAGAGTTCGTCACGAATAACTTCCATCTTTGTTCTTGATTTTAGGATTTTTTATTTTGACTTAGGTTGTCAGGCTTCACCACCTATTTCAGCCAGGTACATATCAACCTGTCCAGTGAAACCCGAGAATTGTTCTGCTGTTCGTTTGGTCACCATATCTTGAACATTTGTCACATGTTCGGTGAACTTTTTCACGTCTATACCCGTCGCATTATGTATTTGGGTATCCGAAGAGATATCTTTCGCCGCGTACAAATATGCTGTCGCGTAGTTCGCGTGAAGAATCGCTATGGCCGGAGACTTATCCTGTTGCGCGGCTGTTGCGTATCGAGCCGACTGCCGAATAAGTTTTTGGACCGATTTAGACATTCCCCTTGACGTATTCTGCATCATCACGATGAGAATGAATATGACAATGATGAAATATGTGTACATGTCTTCTTAAGGTATATATAGAAAATTATCGCTTCACTTTCTTTCTAGGTGTATTTGTCTTGTTCGCAGTCTTGCGCTTCTTACCCCTTCTTTCAGGTGGATACACTTTGATATTGGACAGTTTGAATGGTTTACGAGTCATGGGACTCGGTCTCTCCGCATTCACACCATGACCATTTGCGAATGCGAGATAATTTTTGAGCCCATTTCGATCATACACATGAAGAATCTTTCCATCTTTGGAGACATTTGTCTTGAGATACGCACGCTTCGAAGGTTTGATGTTCGTCTTGTTACCCGGTGACATTTCACGATTCATCCACACAGCAACATTCTTGTTTTTTGGGTGATTCTGATTGGCTTTGTTTACGTAAACATTTTCGGCGTTCAATAATTGTCGTTTGAGATTTCGCAACTCATTCTCGAGTTGTTTGAGTGTTGGCATCTACTATTAAACAACATTTAAACTCCCTGCCTGACAAGCTTGCATCGTCTTCACGTGATCACCTTCGTCGTCGCGAACTCGGGTAAAAACATCATATAGGTTGTTGACATCATCGTAGTAGTTCGAAGCCACAGCTGGTGGGTGCTCGAGTGAGAGACTTGCCCCATTCTGTTTGAGGAATTCATCGTAGGTATGGTAGGCGTGTTCCTCCACCTGTTCGGAGAGGTTGTATGCCATCCTTGGTGACACCACATACAAAAGGCATGTCAGCCAATAGTATGCAAAGGCTGTGTGCTGTGCGAAGAATCGATCCACAAAGCGCTCATCACCACCCAGATCCTCCATGATGAGAAGGTGATGGTACTCGTTCATTGTCTGTGCGAAGTGCGTCTCCAAAAAGTCAGCCTTCCGCCACACACCGAGTGTTTCGTAGAGGTGTAGAACAGAGACAAACGAAAAGTATGGGACACGGGCGACCGTCTCGAGAACGTAGAATCGGGCATAGTCCCGATCCTTGTACACCCTATCGATGACATTCACTGCCGTTTTGACGACAGATTTATTGATACGCTTCTCGAGTTTGACGATCGGTTTGACGGATGCGATGGTGAGCATATATTTTGTATAGATGTTTATTTTTAATTTCAACCTAAGTTAAAAGTTAGCTCCGTAATAAAACCAAGAAAGTATGGAGAGCGTTCAAAAGCTCACCCACATCGAGCACATTCTCAAGAGACCTGACTCGTATGTCGGTCCAGTTGAGCAGGGTACCGAACCCTACTGGATTCTCAATGGTTCTACTTTTACAAAGAAGAACTTGAAGTACTCTCCAGCTCTCTTGAAAATCTTTGATGAAATCCTCGTCAATGCCATCGACCGTAACTCCCTCCACCCCAAGCAGGTCAGTTCCATTTCTATTTCCATCGACAAGGATATGGGCTCGGTAACTATTGAAAACAATGGACCTCTCGGTGGTATCGGTGTTCGTATGCACGAGAAGGAAGGTCTATGGAACCCCGAACTTGTCTTTGGACATCTCCTCACGAGTACCAACTATGATGACTCTCAAAAAAGGATTGTTGGAGGTCGTAACGGATACGGTGCCAAGTTAGCGAACATTTATTCGAGTGACTTTTCGGTGATCATCAAGGACCATGAGACGAAGCAGACCTATACTCAGAAATGGTCGAAGAATATGACTGTCTGTGACCCACCAAAAATCAAAAAACATTCGGGTGCCACATCATCTGTAGCCATCACGTTTACTCCCGAGTGGAAGAGGTTTGGGATGTCCAAGATGGACGATACCATCTACAAGATTTTTCAGAAACGAGTTTGGGACGCGAACATCTGTACCACTCAAAACTGTAAAGTGAAGTTCAATGGAGATATCCTCCCCAAACAAAACTTCGAGGCCTACGCCAAGATGCATGAAGGTGTCCAAGACGTTGCCTCTGTCTCCGGTGACCGATGGTCGGTGTGCATCGGACCGTCGGAGAATGGTCTCGAGCAAGTCTCATTCGTGAATGGTCTCTGTACCATGAAGGGTGGCACTCACGTCGATCACGTCGCGAACCATATCGCCAATGCTATCATTGATGATATGGCCAAGAAGATTAAGCTCAAACCTCAACAGGTGAAGAATGCTTTTACCATCTTCGTGAAGGCAACCCTCGAGAACCCAACCTTCTCGAGTCAGGTCAAGTCTGAGTGTACCTCCAAGTCCCCAGACTTTGGTTCAAAGTTTGAACCCCCAAAGAACTTTGTGAAGAATGTTTTGAAGACTGGTATCGCTGATGAACTCACGGCACTCTCGAAGTTCAAAGAGATGAAGGAACTCAAGAAGACTGATGGTGCCAGGAAGTCTAAGATTACCGGTATTCCCAAATTGGATGACGCGAACAAGGCTGGTACGGCGCAATCTGGGAAGTGTACACTCATCGTAACAGAGGGTGACTCGGCAAAGACTCTCGCTGTCGCTGGCCTCTCTGTGGTGGGTCGAGACCACTACGGTGTTTTCCCTCTTCGTGGCAAGTGTAAGAATGTGAGAGACTCTTCGGTGGCTCAATTGACCTCCAACCAGGAGTTTAACGACCTCAAGAAGATTTTGGGTCTTCAGCAGGGAAAGGAGTACACGAGTGTCTCTGAGCTTCGCTACGGTCGACTCATGATCATGACGGATGCGGACAATGATGGGTCCCACATCAAGGGTCTCATCCTCAACATGATTCACTACTTTTGGCCGAGTCTCCTCAAGTTGAACTTTGTGGTTTCGATGGTGACACCAATCATCAAGGCTACGAAGGGTTCAGACACCAAATCTTTCTATACTGACTCGGCTTTCAGAACTTGGTACGGATCGGGGAAACAGGGGTGGAAGATTAAGTACTACAAGGGACTCGGTACCTCAACGTCGGCTGAAGCTCGTGAGTACTTCAAGAAGATTCAGGACCTGACTGTGAAGTTTGACGTGGACACGATGACGGATGAGTCCATCGTCCTCGCATTCGACAAAAAGAAGGCGGATGCACGCAAGTCTTGGCTTCTCGAAAGTACTGCCAAAAATGCTGATCAACTTGAGGTTCCGTATGGTGATGTCAAGCAGTTGGATATCACTGACTTTGTGCACAAGGATTTGGTGAACTTCAGTCTCGCAGATCTCAAGCGTTCCATTGCCCATGTGGCGGATGGTCTTAAACCTTCCCAACGTAAAGTGATGTACTCTTGTTTCCAAAAGAATCTTCGAGATGAAATGAAGGTGGCACAGTTGGCAGCTTTTGTGGCTGAAAAGAGTGCGTATCATCATGGTGAAGTTTCCTTGGCAGAAACGATTGTGAAGTTGGCGAATGATTACACGGGTTCGAACAACATCAACCTCCTCGAACCATGTGGTCAGTTTGGTACACGCCTCATGGGTGGCAAGGATGCGTCTCAAACGAGATACATCTTCACGAAGCTCACCAAAGAGGCTCGAAAACTCTTCGATCCTAAGGATGATGCCATCCTCAACTACTTGGATGATGATGGTCGCTCGATTGAACCAGAATTCTACATGCCCACACTTCCTATGGTTCTCGTGAATGGTACGGAAGGGATCGGGACGGGCTTCAGTTGTTATGTCCCTCCCTTCAACCCCAGAGATATCAAAGAAAACATCAAGAAGATACTGAGTGGTGAAGAGCCTGTACCTATGAAGCCATGGTTCAGGGGTTTCAAAGGTAAAGTGTTCAGAGATGAAGGAGGTCTTTGGGTGAGTGAAGGTATATGGAGAGACACAGGTTCTAGGCTCAAAGTGACTGAACTTCCACCTGGTCGGTGGACACAGGACTATAAAGAGTATCTGGATACCCTCGTGGAAAAGAAGGTGATCACCAACTACACAAATAACAGTACTACTGAAGATGTGGATTTTGAAATCTTCGGATACTCGGGGAAGGACCTCATCAAAGACCTTAAGATGCGAAAGACGTTCCACACGTCAAACATGCACCTGTTCCATCCCACACGTGGTATTCATCGGTATACGAGTCCGGAAGATATTCTCGGAGATTTTGTAGAGTTGCGTCTTGAGCACTATAAGAAGAGGAAGGCACACCTCATCGATGTACTCGAGAAGCGAGCAGAGATGTGTGACCATAAATCAAAGTTTGTCTCGATGGTGATTGAGGGGAAGTTGGTAGTGTTCAAAAGAAAGAAGGTGGAGTTGGAGGCGGAGATGTCTTCAATCTTCCCCAAGATTGATGGAAACTTAGACTACCTCCTCAACACGAAGACGGTTGAGTATACTGAAGAGCGCGTCAAGGCTCTGCTAGATGAAGCGAAACAGGCGAAGGATGATCTAGAGAAAATGTTGAAGACCAGTCACATTACGATGTGGAAGAATGATATTAAAAATATGTGAGCAGTAAGTAGATATGGGTGAGGCTGCTAAAATTTCCCTTAAAGCTATTGGAAAGCAGGATACACACCTCCTTTCCAAAGACCCAGAAGATTCCCTATTTAATCCTTCGTATAAACAACATTCGGAATTTAGAAAATATCATCGCACTCATACAGTTGATAATTTGGGAAGAAATGAATGGTGGCCCTTTGGACACACTGTCAAGGTTGAATTCAATCCCCAGACAATGGGCGACATTCTTACAAATATATGGGTAAAAATCGCATTACCAGAATGGACTGCAAGTGAAAAGTCTGACTGGTTCTACGGTGATTTTGTGGGGAGAAGACTTATAAAAAATATAAAAATGAGTGTAAATGAAACCATTTTACAAGAAATTGATAATGAGATGTTCGTAATTTTTGATCAATTATATAAAAGTTACGATCAAAAACTTTCCTTAAATGCACAGTTTAACCTAAATAGATATTCAAATAGATCTTCATACGTACCCGAACTCGATTTAGATGCACAAAATAATTTATTTATTCATATACCATTCTTTTTTTCGCAAAACTATGGTGGAGATGCATACGAGGAAAACCAACAAAGAAAGCCCCCATTTCCCATATGTGCGATTCACAGGCAAAAAATTCAAATTGAGATCGAATTTCACAAACCCACGTATTTTATATACTCCACTCTTGCGTCACGAGTATTACCCTCGAAATTGATTGATAATTTTAAGATTGTCACAGAAGAAATCACATTGAACAATGAAGAACGACTTTACTATAAAAATAATCCCATAACTATACCTGTAGAATATATGAAGAAACACACTTCTACTGATATACATTTAAAAAATGACCGAACATTCAGTATAAATTTAGAACCAAGTATACCCGTAAAGATGTTTCATTGGTTTTTTAGATCAAAGTATTACGAGGATGAAGGGGATTATCACGAAATCAAAGTGCAAAATCGAATGAATTTCAAAGGTTCTCGTTTTAGATTTGAGGATCCCCTAACTATTCTGGGACGCGCTTCATTTACATTAAATGGTGAAGTATTCCCGAGAGTCACAAAATTGAATGCAGAATATTTTAAGCGCTATATACCTTATACATCAAAAATGTCGGAATCTGGTTTAATTCCTAATAAATTGGCAAATTTTTCACATTACGATCTCACGGAGGCGAAAGTACATTCGAGTTTAGCGTATGGTGATATATTCTCTTATAATTTTGCTCTTTATCCAAAAAGTACACAACCTTCGGGGTTTCTAGATTTTTCACAACTCAATTCTGACAAAACACAATTACATATAGAACTGTCAAATTTATCAAAGAATACAGAGATCCGTTACGTCGAAGAT